AGTTGATGGATCGTGCGGGTTGGAAGGCGGCGAACCCGGCCATTGGCAAGTTCCGCAGTCTGGCCGATGTGAAAGAACAGGCGGAGCGGGCCAGTCGGATGCCGTCAAGTGAGCCGACCTACCGCAATCTGGTGCTGAACCAACGCATCGAAATGATTGCGCCCTTTATCAGTCGCGGCATCTGGATATTGAACAGTTCCGAGCCTGATGACTCCGTCTTCTACGAAGAGCCGGTCTATGTGGGACTGGACTTGTCGGCCAAAACCGACCTGACCTCCATGGTGATGATTGCCTACCGGGAGCGCTGGCACGTCAAGGCGTATTTTTGGACACCTGCCAAGGGGTTGCGTGACCGCGCCAAGCGTGATCGGGCACCCTACGACGTGTGGGAGACCCAGGGCCACATTCGGGCAATACCTGGTGCGGCGGTCGACTATGAGGCAGTCGCCAAAGACATGCGCGACATCTTGCAGGACTGTGATGTCCAGGCCATTGGGTTTGACCGATGGCGGTTTGACCTGCTGAAAAAAGAATTAGACGAGATCGGGGCCACATGGCCCCTTTTTCCTTTTGGACAAGGCTTCAAAGACATGGCCCCGGTCATTGACATCCTGGAGGAGTTGCTTTTGAACGAACAGATCGCCCACGGCAACAACCCGGTGCTCACTATGTGCATGGCTAACGCCCGCATTGAGAAAGACGCCGCAGGCAACAGAAAAATGAACAAAGCCAAGGCTACGGGTCGCATCGATGGCGCTGTGGCACTGGCTATGGCAGTGGGTATGTCCAAGGCTTCGCAAGTGAGTGGCCCAAGCGTCTATGAATCCCGGGAACTAAGGGCGATTTGATGGCCTTCTGGCAAAAACTCACTGCTTCCTTAAGCGTCAAGAGCGCCAACCCGGACTGGGGAACGCTGGAGCGCTACCTGGGCTGGGCCTTTGGGGGCGGTATCTCTTCCTCGGGCCTGGTGGTGAACCCGGCCAATGCCATGCAGTCGGCCTCGGTGTACGCCTGCTTGAAGGTGTTGTCCGAGTCGGTGGGCATGTTGCCGCTGTGCATCTACACCAAGGGTATCAACGGTGCGCGCACGCCAGACGAGGCGCATCCGCTCTATGAATTGCTGCACGAGCAGCCCAATGAGTACCAAAGCGCCATCGAGTTTTTGGAAATGATGGTGCTGCACCTGAATCTTCGGGGCAATGCCTACGCCTACATCAACCGCACCCGCTCAGGGCGGGTGGTCGAGCTGATCCCGATCCACCCTGACATGGTCTACGTGCTAATGGACAGTGACGGTCAAGTGACCTACCAGGCAGGCACCGAGAACGGTGCCAGGCGAACGATGTTGCGCTCAGAGATTTTGCATATCAAGGGCCTGACCATCAACGGCTGGCTCGGAATCAGCCCGATTGCCTACGCTAGGGAGTCCATTGGCCTGAGCCTCGCGACAGAAAAGTTCGGCGGGCAGTTGTTTCGCAACGGCGCCAAGATGGGCGGCATCCTGGAGCATCCGGGAAAACTCTCAGACGAGGCCTACAACCGGGTCAAGAACAGTTTTGATGCGGCCTCCAGCGGAGAGAACGCCCACAAAACGGCGCTCTTGGAGGAGGGCATGAAGTTCTCCAAGGTCAGCATGAACGCCAATGATGCGCAGTTTTTAGAGACGCGCAAGTACCAGCGCGGCGAGATTGCAGGAATTTTTAGGGTGCCCCCGCACCTGATCATGGACCTGGAGCGGGCCACGTTTTCCAACATCGAGCACATGAGTCTGGAGTTTGTCCAGTACAGCCTTATGCCCTGGCTCACGCGCATTGAAAAAGCCATTCGGCGCGACGTTTTTAGCGACCAGGACAAGAAGACCCACACGATCAAGTTCAACGTGGCGGCGCTACTTAGAGGCGACGCGGCAAGCCGCTCAGCGTATTACGCCAGCGGCATTACCAACGGCTGGCTCACGCGCAATGAGGCCCGCGCCATGGAGTACTTGAACCCACTAGGTGGCCTGGATGTACCCCTGATGCCTTTGAATTTGACAGACGGCAGTGACCCGCCTGCAGAACCGGCCGAGGACTTGGCCGAGCAAGCAGCAAATACCCCAACCGGGGCAAAACCAGAGGGTGATAAGCCCCAATCCGACCCTCAATCCAACCCTCAGTCCACCTCACCAAAAGGATCCCCATGAGCAGCTATTCCTACGAAGATTCGGCCCTACGAGCGCGCCAAAAGGCAGAGGCCGCGCGCCTGTTAGACCTAGGGAGCGCCGCGAGCGATCCCGAGAGCGCATTTTTGCAACCCATCGTCGCCGGCTCTGGCATTGGCGGTGGTGGATTTCTTAAAAAAGCACTCATTGCCGGAGGTGCGGCAGGCGATCACACGGTGAGCGCTATCAAAGCTGACGATGAACTGGTGCAAGTGCTGCAATTTGTGGGAGCAGGTGTTGCCATCACAGACATCGTGGACCTCACTTCCGAGTTCACCCTAGGCGCCGCAAAAATCAATAACTCGGCTGGAACTGCAACTACAGGCGACAAGCTTTTGGTCCTTTGGATCAAAAAGACTCTCTAGGAGCCTGTCATGAACCACCACGACATCAGCTTTGAGATCAAGGAAGTCAGCAGCAGTGGAACCTTTTGCGGCTATGGCTCGGTCTACTCCATCATTGACCAGGGCGATGAAATCGTGATGCCTGGCGCCTTTACCAAGAGCTTGGCCGACCTGTCCATAAAAAGCCAGATGCCCGCCATGCTCTGGCAGCACCGGGTGGCCGAACCTATTGGCGCCTACACGACGGTAAAAGATGACGAAGCAGGCCTTTATGTAGAGGGAAAGCTAGCCCTTAAAACCCAACGCGGAGCTGAGGCATTCGAGCTCATGCAAATGAAGGCCATCAGTGGGCTCTCGATTGGTTTTATGACTAAGGAGGCGGACTACAACGCCAAGACCGGCATCCGGACCATTAAGTCTGCAGACCTCTTTGAGATCAGCCTAGTCACCTTCCCCATGAATGACGCCGCGCGGGTGAGCGCGGTCAAAAGTATTTCAGAAATCGGCGATTTGACGAGCGCCGAGATTTACCTGCGTGATGCAGGTGGTCTTTCTCGTCGCGAGGCGAAGACTTTTATCTCCACGCTCAAGGCATTGAGTCTGCGCAAAGCAGACGATGTGAGTTCAGAGATGAAAGCGATCGCCTCGCTATTGGAAAAGCAAAGGGCGATCTTCGCCTGAGCGTTAAACCTCACCAGCTTTCCACCTTAGCTACCCACCCGGATCAAACGGCCGCCCATGAGGCGGTTTTTTTACGTCCACTTTTAGGAAAAACACCATGTCCCAAGAGATTCTTGACGCCATTACCGCGTCCAACAAAGCGTTTTCAGAGTTCAAGTCGGTCAATGATGCAAAACTGGCCGACCTGGCCAAAGGCGCCTCTGGCGCTGACCAGATGGCCAAGATCGATTTGATTCAGGCTGAAATGTCCGAAACAAAGCGGCTGATCGAAACTCTGGAGGCCAAGACCAAGCGACCGATTTTTAGCGAAGACGGTAAACCGGTAAACGAGGCCGAACAGGAACATAAAAGCGCCTTTAACGCCTTCATGCGCAAGGGCAAAGTCGATGGGCTCGCTGAATTGGAGGGTAAAGCCTACGCCTGGAGTACCAATTCGGGCTCGGACGGTGGCTATGCAGTGCCCAAGGTCATCGACGGGATGATCGATAACCTAGCGATCAACATCAGCCCGATCCGCTCGATTGCGCAGGTGGTGCAAATTAACACCACCGATTACCACAAACTGGTCAATAAGCGCGGCACGGCAAGTGGCTGGGTTGGGGAGACCGATACGCGAACTGCGACTTCGACTTCGCTTTTGGCAGACATCAAACCGCCCATGGGTGAGCTCTACGCCAACGCGCAGGCGACCCAGCAAATGCTAGACGATGTGTTCTTTAACGCTGAATCTTGGCTTGCGAGCGAAATTGCAACCGAATTTGCACGCGGTGAGGGTGCTTCCTTTATTGTGGGTGACGGCATCAACAAGCCCACGGGCTTTTTGCACGGCCCAACCGCAGCTACGGGCGATGCATCACGTGCGTTTGGCACGATCGAGCATGTGGCGACAGGCACCTCGGCGGCATTCAAGACCTTGAGTGCTACGGTCAACCCCGCAGATGATCTCTACGCTGTTGTCTCCAAGATGAAGGCCGCTTACCGGGCAGGATCGCGTTGGGTGACCAATAAGTCGCTCCTGTTTCAGATCATGGCCTTTAAGGACTACCAAGGCCGCTATGTGTTTCAGCCCACCAGCGCGCCTGGTATCGCTGACACCATCATGGGCTACCCCATTGTGGAAGCTGAGGACATGCCCGATCAGGCGGCAGGCTCACTGTCCCTGGCCTTTGGCAACTTCAACCTGTGCTACCTGATTGTGGACCGCATCGGCACACGCACGCTGCGCGATCCCTTTAGCAACAAGCCCTACATCGGCTTTTATTGCACCAAGCGTTTGGGTGGTGCATTGATCAACTCTGAAGCCTTGAAGGTTTTGAAGTTCGCTGCGACCTGAGCGAAGTAGGCCGCCCGTGACAGGGGCGGTCTGCATCGGAGCGATCCATGGCTTTGAAACTCACAGCGCCGCCCGGCTTTGAGCCCTTTGTGGCTGCAACCGATGCCAGCTTGCGCCAGCATCTTCGCCTGGACGTGGGAGATACCAGTCAAGACTCACTCATTGGCCTGTACATTGCTCACGCGCGCGAGACGGCTGAGCACCAGTGCCGCCGTGCTTTTATTACCCAGTCCTGGCTCATGACCTTGGACAAATTCCCATCCCCAAGCCTTGAGACTTCAAGCGCCAACTGGTATGGCCCCGCCTGGGGTGTAGGCCCAGGCCCATTGACCATGGTCAAGCCCGATGGCAAGACCCAGTTTGAGATCACCATCCCACTGCCGCCCTTGCAGACGATCGATTCGATCAAGTATTACGACCATGCCGGTGTATTCCAAACCCTCGATCCGAGCCTGTACCTGGTGGACGACGTGAGTGAACCTGCCAGGGTGACGCCCGCTTATGGCACCACCTGGCCGACGGCGCAAAACCGCCCCAATGCGGTGGAGGTTCGCTTTACCGCCGGGTACGACGACATGGGCCAATTGCTTCCCCAGGGTATCCGCGCCTGGATGCTTTTGCGCATTGGGGACCTGTATGAAAACCGTGAAGCCGTAGTGATGGGGGTGCGCGGAACCGTGGAAACCCACCCCTTTGTTGACCGCTTGCTTGACCCGTATAGGGTGTTGGTGTTCTGATGTTTGGAATAAGTCCGGGGCAGTTTCGCCACCAAATCAAGATTGAGCAGCGAAGTTTGTCGGTAGACGCCGTGGGCCAGCAATTGACGACCTGGGCGAGCTTGGCCACCACTTGGGCCAAGGTCGAGCCCAGCGCAGGCAGCGAGCAGGAAGTGGCAGGGGAGAGTCGCGCCCGGATCAGTCACATGGTGACCATCCGTCATCAAAGGGCCTTTGATGACCCCCGAGCGGCTGTGAAGTGTCGGATCCTTTTTAAGGGCCGATACCTGGACATCATCAATTGCCGCAACCTTGAAGAGCGTGGCCGCTTTGATGTCCTGGACTGCATTGAGGGCCTGAAATATGCAGTATGAACATATCAGTGGCCTCAAGGAGCTCCAGGAGGCCTTGAAACAGCTGCCGCAAAACATTGCCCGCAACGTATTGCGTGGGGCAGTCAGTGCGGGCGCCGCCCTTGTGCGCGATGAGGCTAAGCGCAACGCGCCCGTATTTACGGGATCGCCGCAAATGGGACACCCACCGCCAGGCACCTTGAAGCGCTCGGTCTATATCAAGCAAATCCCTGAGCCATCCAATCTCTACAAGCAAGTGTTTTTTGTGGGGGTTCGTAAGGGCAAGAAGTACCAAAAGCAGGGCAAGCACGGCACGCTCTCCCAGGATGCCTATTACGCCTCGTGGGTCGAGTTTGGTCACTACTACGCGCCGCC